TTGCATGGCCGTACTCGCACTTGTTAAGGCAGGGGCGGAAAGCCCCACCCCTGCACGTCTTACTTCTTCACCATGTCCGCAGAATCGATCTCGGCCGCGCTTGTGGGCTCACCGATACCAAGGTCTTTTTTCGTGGCTCCGGTACTCTGCGCAGTATTGCGCGGAGGCTTCTTGCTGGCAGGCGGCTTGGAAGCCTTCCCGCCAGAATCGATCTCGGCCGCGCTTGTGGGCTCACCCTTGGCGCTTTCAACCAGCTCCAGAAACGGAGGGAGTTCTTCAAGTACGGGCATGTCAAACTCTTCTCCGGCATTGCGGAAGGCCCCTCCTGCCCGGCAGTTCACAAGGGCGCGGTATCGCGCTATGCCGATCATCTCTCTACCTTGCCTTTGTTGATGTACAGGCCCACGTCATAGGGCGCGAAGTGATCGCGGGTCACTCCGGCAAAGAGCGTAATGCCCGTAACCGTACCCGTTACCGCTACGGCGAGGCGCACCTTGCCGTGTCTGGTAGGTTCAGGCAGGCGTATGGCATGCAGCACTGGCGAGCTGTCCGGCTTTTGGATGGGGTAGGTTCCAACGCTCGTGAAGGCTGTGCCGTCTTTGGACTCCTGCACAGTCACGGCAAAGCTCACGGCAGCGGCGTTGGCACCCTTCGCCAGCATGGTAATGAAAATCTCTCCGCGTCCGGCGTAGGGCATGAAATCCACTACCTTGCTGGTCATGGAAGCGGCGGCGGCTTCATCGTCAAAAAAGATGGCAAACTGGTCTATAATCATGTCCGTTCTCCTTGCTCCTTGATAGGTGTTTCGCTTTCCACTCAGCGACAATGGGAAGGGGGCAGTCCCCCCTCCCCGCAGTCAATCTTTACGGAAGCGCAGACAGAGCTTCTTCCGTGGTCAGAATCGCATCACACTGACGCACGACACAGCCATGCAGATCAGCAACCGAGTACGACTTGAACAGCGGCCCGGCCATGCGGGAATCTTCCCTGCGGTAAATCAGGCTCACGTTGCCCGCGTCCGTGGCTTGGAGTTCAAGGGCGGTCATAACTTCCTGGTTCACATACCACTTCATGCGGTTGCGCTTTTCAGCCGGGATTTTGTTCTTGGCGATGATTGTCAGGCGGTGCAGATCAATGAATCCGGCATCGCCTTTTTTCAGCATCAGCTTATCCACAGGGATGTTGCAGATACGCACAATGCCGCGCCAGTCGGAAACGGAGAGGCCCACGTTCCACTCGTAGAGGTCGGATACGGCGCGGAAGGCATTGCCTGCATCATCGTATGCGTCATGCTCTCCCAAATCCTTGTGTCGCAGGCCAGCAATGGATTCTTTGGGAAAAATACCGCTGACTTCGTTTTCTCCCCAGACCACGCCGAACATGGAAGTGCAGGCATCGGCGGAGGTGCCGCCTGCGTCCACAACCTGCGGAGCGTTCCTGTAGGCGTAGCGCGGGTCAATGCCGTGAACCATGTCAGGCGCTTCTTTCACGCTCCCATAGAAGATGGCCAAAGCAAGCTGTTGGCGCATACTTTCCGAGAAGGCCCGCGCTTCCGACATACGGTAAGCCCTGGCCTGATTCTGGTAGATGTCCAGCAGCTTGGCATCGATCAGGGCGCGGGCTTCCAGCATGGCAACCGGGTCTTTGATCACGGCCACACTGGACTTGCTCAGAGGAATGCCCTTGTAGAGCCTGCGCCAGAACACTTGCGGGAGTCCGGTGCGTACAGTGGTGCGGTGCCCGTCATAGTCACTGGCTGCGCGCCAGAGAATGTCGTCAAGGATCGTGTTTTCCTGATCCATGAGTTCGATGATGTTTGAAGGTTTGCCGTCCGCCTTGTAAAATGCGCCCCAATCCGCAAGGGTGCGTACAACAGTGCCGTCCATTGTCGGGTTATAAGTCATCTCAACTTCCTCGTTTAATGAAAAAATGTTGAAGCCGTTACATATTCGGCCATAACCGGGTGGCCAAAGGCGCTTCTTTCTTGTCGCCGCCTTTGCCGTGGAAGCCCGGCTCTGCCAGTTCCTTGCCTATCTTCGCCATGAACGCCCACATCTTCGGATGCGATCCAAGGTTGGTCTGATCCAGAAGTTCGTAGAGTTCCTGATCGCCATACTGCCGCAGGGCGGATTGGATGTGCGCCCGATCCTGCGTGAAGGTGGGGAGCTTTTCTATTTCAGCTTCCCAGCCCTTTTTTGCTTCTTCCACAACCCGACGCTGTTCAGCCGCCGCCGCTTCTCCTGCTTTGGCAACGTGAGCCTCGTACATGGAAGCCAGCTTTTGCGCCTGTGTCGGCTTGATGCCGAGCGCGTGAGCTTCCTTCTGGAAGTCAGCTAAAAGCGCCTGATCGACCTGCGTACCTTCGGCAAACTTGAGTTCGTAGCCTTCCGGTTTGTCCGGCACCTTGTCCGCGGGATCATCCTTGGCCTTATTCTGCTCTTTCCCTGCATCCTGCCCGCCGTCCGCAGGCTCACCGCCTTCTCCGCCCGGCTTGGTCATCAGGGAATTGCCCTTTAACTCGCCGCCATGTTCCTGGCCCGCGTCCTGCCCGCCGTCCGCTCCGGTATTCGTTCCTGCGCCTGTTCCGGCATCGGTAGTACCATCAGTCGTCATCGCTCTTTCTCCTTTGCGTGGCGTTGTGCGCCAACTTGTCGTTGCTGCTTTCAAGCATCAGCTTGGGAAGTTCCCCCGGCGCGGCTTCTTCTATTTTCGTTGCCAGCCAGAGGCCAACCGCCCGCTGTCCTTCGTTGTATTCCGTCCGGCGTGTGTCAGCGGCCATGCTCACGCCCAGCGTATTTCCGACAGACAACAGACGGCGGAGCATTCTGCGCCCGGAAGTTGTTCGCAGAACGGCGCGCAGGTCTTCAAGCTCCTCATGCTCATCCCCAAAAACAAAGAAAAAATGCCCTGCCGGAATAGATTTGCTCATCGTTGAACCCCGCTAAATGGGCCGAGCGCCTTTTCATCAGGTGACTGGCCTTGCAGGTTTTTCACCGCTTGGCTTCCCATAGCGGCCGCTCCTGCGCCCTGTTCAGCCATTGCCATCATTTGCTGCATCTGCTCTTGCTGGGCGCGTTGTGCGCGAAGCTCGGCCACTTCCTCATCCGAGCGAAGGAGGTTAGGCGCTATGCCCTGCATTTCTGCCCAAGCATCAAGAGCTTCATCAAAGTTGAACTTGTCCACTATGGCCGGGTAAAGCTGGGCAACCTGGGAAACAAAGCCCAAGGTCTGACTTATGCCGCCAATGCCAGCCTGCTTCTGCGCCTGGGCAAGTATGGAAATAAACTCGACATTGATTTGCTGCCCGGCCATCTCAGGCGGCGGGAAGGAGATCATGCCCCGTCTGTCCATGATTCCGTAGAAGCGTTCAATGAGAGGTTGGAACATTTCAGAGCGCAGGCGATCCAGCACCGGGCCAAGCATGAGCAGCTTTTCTCCCTGGCGCTCCGCTACTTCCGTGGCGGTCATTTGCTTGTCCGCCTCGGAGATCATCAGGAACAGATCGTTATGGAAGTGGCGTTGCAGGGTGTATTCGAGCTTGGCTACCCAGCGTTCAGCGGCCGGGAGGTTCGCCTTTACCTGCGAGAGAGGGGTCACGGCTTCCTGCCCTTGGGTCAGGGAAGAAGTCCAGTTGATCGCGCCGGAGGATGTTTCAATGCTCCCTTCAATTCCCTTGTTGTGAACAAGCAGGGGAGGATCGACTTCTTTTTCCAGGGCAACGCGCGTCTTTTCCACAACCTTTTGAAGCTCCCGGCAGTCCGCAAGCGCGTCCATTGCCGGACTGCCGCCGTATATGTCGCTGGCCGTAGTCACCCAGCGCGGACACAAAGCCGGAAATTCATAGTACCCGCTATCTTCCAGCACATCAGGGGCAGCGCCTTCCAGTATCAGGTACACGGAACGGTAAGGCCGCTCATCTCTGCGGCGGCTCCCGGCCCTATACTGCTTGTTCGGTTCAACGGCGTGGAGAATGGTTATCCAGCGGGTAACATCAAGCTCGGCCATTTTCCGCACATCTTCCGGGCAGGTGTCCGGCCACTCCTCTACCATCTGCCTGGGGGTCATGCGGACACGGCGGTACAGGGTATCAACCCTGCCGTCCGCTCCCACGTCCAGACAGTATTCGCCCACGGTCAAGGTACGGCAACGCACTACAGTTTTTCCGTCTTCTTCGATCAGCATGACAGCCGTGCCGAAGCAGGCTAACTCCGAGTAGAGGATATGAACCTGATCGTAGAAGTTCGTCTGCCTGAACACTTCCACCATTTTTTCGTAGGTGTCCTGTATCCAGTGCTTTGCCAGATCAGAATCACCCAGGCGCTTGTCCGTCAGATCGAGAGAGAACCAGGGCCGGGCCGGAGAGGTAAGGCCGGATTGCATACCGTTTGCCAGAACGCGCAAGGTCAGTATGCCA